CGTTTACGTCGATAGCAATAACAAACACACGGGCACGGATCGCACCAGGAGCGCCTGTGATTGTGGTCACAACGTCAACAGTATCAGCAGCAGCAACCAGACCGGCAGTAGTACCGATACGGATGGTGCCAGCAGCAGTGTTGTCCAAAGCCACATCATTTGCGAAGACGGTAGTACCATCAGTCACATCAGCGGTGTAGACAGACACGTCAGGCACAGTGTCCAGAACTTCGACACCAGCAGCCAGTACCAGAGTACCAGCAGGAACAGCAACGCCAACATTAGTACCAGCAGTGGCACCCAAGGTGACGTACTTTTCGATAACAACTGCACGATTGCGCAGCGATTGGGAGATAGCCATATTAAGATTCCTTTCCTAGGTTTATGGCAGAGAAGGAGGGCCGTTAAGCCCCCCTAGTGTAACCCACCATCAGGCAAGGTTGTACTTTGCGGTCGTGATTGCTTCACTACGAAGAATCTTACGACCGTAGAGGTGCATACCACGAACGATGTCAGCAAAGCTGTCAGGGTCACGGTAAGTCTCAGTCTTGTTGATCTGTTCCGCAGTAGCAACTGCCGAATCATGACCAGCAACGATAACACCATAGTCAGTGTTCTGGTTATCAACACCAGTCGTAGCCGAACCACCACCAACTTGTGGCAGGTTGTTGGACACGTAGACGCGGAAGCCATTCCAGTTGGAGATGACCAGACCGTTACGCAGACCACCGGAATCACCGAAGTCAGCATTCAGGAAGCGCGAGTCTTCGTCCTGCAGAACTTCCATCATCACTGGGTCGATAATAATCCAGCGACCGGACTTATCAACGTTCTGTTGATCGAGCAAACGACCCATGCGGTTGATCAGCATGACAGGCGAGACGTACTCTGTGGGCAGAGCAGTGGCACCTGGCAGACGAGCAGCAACAGGAATCGAGTGATCACCAGCAGAAGCAGTTGTGATGTTGCCGAACTTACCTTTGTTCAGTTTCATCGAAGTCAGCAGCTCATCGTTACCAGCAGTGACTACAGCCTTGGTGCCATTGACAATGTCGTTAACTTCGCCAGCATTTGCATGGATAGCAGTCTGCTTGTAGCCGGACAGGTAGCCCAGAACTTCTTGGTCGTACTGGTCAGCCAGACGGTAGGCAGCACGGTTGGTTGCGAGGTCCATAAAGTTGACGTGCGAATGCTTCTCTTCGATGTCATCAACTTTGAAAGCAAAGTAGTTTGCCTTGTCGATAACGAGCGAGAAGTCTTCGTCGTCCAGGTCCTGAGCGTTAACCTGAGTACCGCGAGTATATGCGCTTACAGTGATCTCTGGCTCTTTGATGATCTTAACCGAATCACCCTGTGCCGAGATTTCCCCGAAGTAGTCGGAGTTGGTCACGTCACCAGCAATGGTCGATTTACGGAATGCAAGTTGAACTTTCTTGGAATAAATAACCGAAGAAAAGTTACCGTTTGGCAGGTTAGTGTAGCCTGCAGCGGATTGGAAAGCCATGAGTAATCCTCCTATGATTTTGTTTTGGCTTTATTACGAGCTAAACAGTTTTCAAAGAGGCTGTACGTTCTAGGGTGCAACATGTCTCTCAGGTCGGCCAACCTTTGAAACCTTGGGCCTATACTAGCTCAGGTAGTTCTTTATAGTGTTTAAGCTTTGGGGGTTTTAGAGTAACCCCGAGGTAGTACCAGTTGGCAGGCTCGGGGTTATTGTCCTTAGTTATATAGAAAGTAGGTTAGATGTCAAGGCTTATCTTGCTCCACCTGTAACATCGTAAACAAACTTATTCGAACGCTGAGCATTTAAGATTGCATCCAAATTCTTTTCAAACTCTTTATCCGACATCTTACTAACTTGGGATTCGGTAAAGGTCTTAGAGCTTTCGTTAGGGTCAACCGCAGAACGGGAACCCCGTGGGGTAGCTGTAGCAGCAGCCTTGGCTTGAACCTTCTTAGCCGAAGGGGTCATACCATTGTCTGCTTTGTAGAGATCAATGACACGAACAACTGAAGCAGGGTCATCAGCATTCTCATAGAGAGCGTCTTGAACCCACTTAGGCTGCTCTTCTACCCAATCATGAAACTCATTTGAATCTCGTAGGGCATCAAAGTCAGAATGAGACTTACGAATAATAGTCTCAGCTTTTACCTTTTCAACTTCTTCTTTAGCTTTGTCGAGTTCCTTAAACCGTTCATCAGCCTTAGAGAACATCTCAGCAGCTTTTTTACTTGCGATAGTCTCTACGATAGCTGCTACGTCAGGGTACTTACTGGACCAAGCTTGTAGGTCCTCATCACTCTTTGGAGGAGCAATCTTTTTACCCCTCTCCAAATCAGACAGGCGGTCGTTCCACTCTTTTTCTTTTTGTTGCATGTGGCGACGTAGGTCACCATAGCGCTTCTTAAAGGAACGCTCTTCTGGGGAGGTTGGTTCAGGCTCATTGTCTTCTTCATCTTGAGCCTCGAGTACCTGTGCCTCTTGAGGCTCTTCAGATTCTTCTTCCTCTTCAGGAGTTCCCCCTCGCATCTCAGCTTCAAGGGCCTTGAGTTCTTCTTCCTCTTGATCCATCTTTGCTTGTTTACGAGCGTGATTATACCCACGGTCAACGAAAGTTTTAGTCTCAGCCATTTTGTATCCTTATGTTGGGGTCAGCCTAAGCTGAGTGGCCTTATTGTTTGACTATCATAGAATAGTTGTTACTTCTTTGCAACAGGTTTTTTACTTTTATTCGGGCGCTGTACAAGACCACCTTTAGCTGACTCCAAAGTTTTACCTCCACCAGATACTGTTTTTTCACCCATCCTACTTCCTTGCCCGCTGCCTGAACTATAACCTGTACCTCCTGCATCTATCCTACTTTGTGCAGCAGAAGAGGTGTTTGAGGGTGCAGGTTTTTGAGCTGCTGCTGCTGTTGTTGTCTTTTTAGGTGGAGGAGGGGCTATAGCTTGAGCGCCCCCAGCTACCATTCTAGCTCCCATCTTACTTCCCTGACTGTTGCCAGAAGAACTAGACCCACCACCAGAGGACCCACCCGTTGCTGCAGAAGGTGTTGTAGGTGCAACAACAGCTGTGGGTGATGCGCCCGAAGCAGATGCCACCATTTTATCTTCAGGGCTAAGTAGTTTATCTAATCCCCGTACCAAGAGGTTTGCATCTTTCTCCGCCTTTTTAAGGTCTCTTTCAAGAGCGGCATACTCTGAAGAATCTTGTAGGCCACGGTCACCAGCAACCTTTAAGGCAGCTCTAGCCCTAGCAATATTTTGGACTTCGTTATAACCGCCAGCAAAAGCCCCAAGAGCTAGACCAGGCAAACCTGCAACAGCTCCACCAAGAGTGGCACTCCGTCCAGAAGTAAAGAAAGGGTCTTCAGATAGGGAGTCTAAACCAAACTGAAGGGGATTGTCATTAAGTAGGGCACTATCCTCTTCGCTTAGTTTACCAAAACCTTTAAAACCTTCTGTTGTAACCTCGGGTGTCTGGATACCAGCTGATTGATCCCTGTCCCTAGAGCCTTTATCAGATGAACCTTCAGATACAACATTTTGTGCCTCAAGACTTGCACGGTTCTCTGGAGTATCCTCTACAAAGCCAGCGGGAATCTCTTCCGAAGGTTGACCGTTAATAAAAAGAATACTACGAATCTCTCCAGCAGCATTAACAAAAACTTTAAGTTCTGTCGCAGAAGAGGGTGCAGTTCCTTGGTCTGGAGTGGTAAAAGAAAAGCCAGGGCGGAACATTGTACCTACATTTTCGGGTGTAACAAAGCCACCTTCAGCCATACCCAGAGCGCCTTGCTCTTCAAGCATAAACTCTTCCTCATCAAAGAGAGGCATTTCTTCGTCCATGGGCACAGGTTCACCACCAATGCGACCATCTTTATCCATCTCTTCAAGACCAGCTTTAGCTTTCTGACGGAGCTTCTCGAAGTAGTTTACCCCGAAGTACCGTACCACATCAGCAGGTACAACGTACTCACCTTCAGATAGCTTAGCGTCCACATCGTCTCGCACTTCTTTAGCGAGAGAACCTGGAGGAACTTCGTTGCCACTGATAGGGTCACGGTTCATGCCATCATCAGCAATGCCGCCCTCTGCGAAAATCTTCATCTGGTCTTCCAAAACCATTCCTCCTTCTGCGAACCTTAAATCTGGATCAGTAATTTTATCTGGGTTAAACTCAGCCCTAACGTCTCTAAGAACTGCTGGGGAGCCTTCAGGCCTGTCTATCAACATGATAAGACTTGTGCTTCCTGGGTCTTCAACATCGTTTATATAGGGAACATGAGTGTACCCTTGTTCAGCGAGGTCTTTTCTTAATAGTGCAGCTGCTTGCTCTCTGGAGTCTTCAGGGAGTCTTCCAAGAGACTCTGGGAAAATAAGGTCTTCGTAAAAAGAGACTAAATCCCCAATATCTTTTTCAGAAAAATTGTCTTCACCACTAGACTCAGGGTCAAAAGTATTTGAGCCAAAAGTGTTTTCTACGTCTTTTTTGGTTAAAGGTTTGTCAGTTCTTGCCCTTAGTTCCATGGTAAACCCACGAGGGTTCTTACCCATATTAGTTAAGTCAAAATTTCTTTCTGCTGCAGCCCTAGCAGTCCCAACATGAACACCAATTAAATCTTGCGCTGACCTAACAGTGCCTGCTCCACTACCTAAGTCAAAAGATGTAAATTGCTCGGGGGAGTTTGAAGTGTGGTATACCGTATCAGAGAAACCCAAATCTTCTGCTTTTACGTCTGAGGGTCTTGCAGGAGAGTCAGGAGACGCACGAGGGCCTATAGGGGCAGCATCAGGCAGTACAACCTCTGTCATAGAATCCAGTAGCGGATTTCTTTTTTGAGGCATAAAAGTATCTACGTCAAGAACTGCTTGAAGAAGATCATCATACTTAAAACCCTCAGCTTCTGCTAGAGGCCTCAGAGTTTCTTCAAGAAAAGGGCCGTATTTTGAGTCTTGCCAGTGAGGTTTTTGTGCGGCAAGCTCAATAAGTCTTTCTGAACCTAAATCTTCAAGGAGTTTTTTCTGCCTCTGAGTCCTCTCAAAAGTAATCGTACCCTCTGGGTACCTTAAAAGAGTATCATCTAAGTCTCGCAGTAAGCTTTGATAACCCTCTTCAGGGGTTAAGATTGTATCTGGGCCAATCATGTAGTCTAGCTCAGATTTAAGGGCGTCCCCCTGCTTAACGCTTGTGGGTCCAAAATCTTCAACACTACCAAAAAGGTAGCTGTTAAATGTTGATGGCTGCGAAGGAGTAACCTGAGGTCTATCAGGGAGTCTCGGGTTAACCAAAGCGGTAGGGCTACCCATAAAGGCGTCTGGAATAGAACTTACGTCACGAGTAAATTGTTCTCTTGTATTCTGAGAAGCGCCTAGAGGTTTTAGACCCTCGGATAGCAAACCAACAGAGTATCTCCAAGCAGCATCAGAGGCTTCGAGTCCAGCCAAACCCATGTCAGCTGCATAGCCCAAACCCAAGCGAAACTGATCAAGAACCTCATTATCCAGCTTAGGAATAGCGCCAGCTACGCCTTCTTCTGTACCTCTAGCTTCAAAAGACTCTCTAGCAGATTCCCAAGCACTTGAAGCAGCATCACGGGCTACAGCACCAAAAGAGTCATCTCGTACAGGTCCTTCTTCCCCTGGGATATCATAGGGGACGGGAAGCATATTGTCAGCAGCAGTTTGGTTAGCTGCTTCCATCTCTTCACGGGTAAGCCCAAAGGCTTCTAGGGTCTCATCCACCATTGACCTTATCCCTTAGTTTCTGTAGTGATTGAAGAGCCTGAAGCTCACCCTGTGCCCTGTAGATTTCGTAGGGTTCAACCAGTTGACCCAACTTCTTGTGGACTTGCTGCACCCGAACATCAGTCTCTTTAAGGAAAGAGTCCCAAAGCTCTGGGTCGTTTACAAACATCTTTAGCTTACTGCTCACTGGGCTGACTC